TTTTTCTATTGTTGAATCTTTTTTGGTTTGTGACCATGACAACCAACAAACCAATATAACAGTTACAGTAGTAAGCGGTGGAACAACTTATACTTTATTTAAAGAATATGTAATAACTGCCTATGATACAGAAGAGTTATTAAGTAAAAGTCTTGTCTTAAAACAAGGCGATGTATTAAAAGTACAAGCAGATCGTGCTGGTAATTTAACTGTTTATGCGAGCATCGTAGAATATGCAAAAGGCGACTAATAACGTAGTTGACATAAACCAAGCGAAAAAAGAGCCTTGGGAAATTGAATGGGAAAGGTGTAAACCTTATATAGCAAAAGCTGTAAAGTATCAAGATTCCTATACAATTGATGATGTAGAGGATAAAATAAGACATGGAATAGCTCTATTATGGCCAGGCAAAGAATCAGCTATAGTAACTGAATTTGCTTTTTTTTCTAAGAAAAAAATTATGCACATTCTTTGCGTATCTGGTAAATTTGAAGAAATTGAAGAGATGTTCAAGTGTATTGAAAATTATGCAAAAGAAGTTGGCATAAAAAAAATAACAGGAAGCGGTCGTAAAGGATGGCTTCGAAAAATAAAACATCTGGGATTTAAACCAGATTATGTAGTAAGTAAAGATTTATAGGACAAGAATATGGCAGATCCAATGACAATAGCAGCAGTAGTAGGAGCTGGAGCAGCGGCCAAGCAAGCTTTTGATCCAAAAACACCAAAGACAACAACTGCAACGCAAGTAGACCCACAAACACAAGCAAGATATGAGGATATTTATAGTAGGGCTAAAGGTGTAGCTCAACAACCTTTTATACCTTATAGAGGTCCAATGGTTGCTGGTTTTTCTCCAGACCAACTACGACAATTTCAAGCTACTAGGGGTTTGTTTGAAACTGGTATGGGTTATGACCCAACCAAAGCTTTACAAGGATTGGCGCAACAACGAATACCAACAGTTAAACCAGTAGGTTCTTTACTTACAGCTGATATAGGTGCTTATCAATCACCCTATCAACAACAAGTTATAGATGCAACCATGCAAGATATACAGCGACAAGCTGATATAGCAAGAACTGGCGCACAAGAAAGAGCAATTAGAGCAGGTGCTTTTGGTGGTTCTCGTTCTGCAATATTAGAGTCAGAATCACAAAGACCTTTTGCAGAGGTTATGGCAAGAACAGCTGCTGAACAAAGAGAAAGAGGTTACGGTCAAGCTTTGAGAGCTGCTGAGTCTGATATTGCAAGACAACAACAAATGGCACAGTTTGCACCACAATTTGAATTACAAGCAAGACAACAAAGAGCAGGACTTCTTGGTGGTTTACAAGCAAGTCAATTACGAGGTCTTGGTTTGCTGGGTGGTATAGGACAACAACAACAGGCATTACAGCAACAAGCTATCGAAGCGCAAAGAGGCGAGTTTGCAAGAGCATTAGCTTATCCACAACAGCAGGTTGGATTATTGGGAGGCGCTGTATTTGGTATGAGTCCTGAAAGCACTAGAATAGAATCAAGAACACCAGGAACTTATGAAAGAGCGCAGGCTGGTATAAATCTTTTAAATACATTAAGTCCTTTATTTAGTAATCCACAACAAACAGGACAGCTTCCACAAGTAAATCTGCCATCTAGATTACCAGGTGAAGGATCAGGTTCAACTTTTGGAACAGGTTTACCAGGACTAGGTTTCCCAACAGGATAAAAATATGGCAATAGGAGATTTTTTTACAGGTTTGGGTCAAGGAATTGGCAGAGGTCTAACCAAAATTGGTGGTTACGACCCTATGCAACAAGTATCGCCAGAAGAAGCTGCAAGACGTAGACAAGAAGGTTTAGCTGCTTTACAAAGAAGTTTGGGCAGGTCATCTGCTATATTATCTGGTGATCCTAGAAGAGTGCAATTTGCTGAACAGCAAATGCAAAGAGCAGAGCAAGATAAATTATTACAACAACTTGCACAAGACCCAAGATATGCTGAACAAATTAAATTATTAAGAGCTGGTTTAGACCCTAGGCTTGCTGCTGGTACTAGCGTTGAAAGAAAGATAATAAAAGGAGCGGATGGTTATAACTATTATGTAAATCCAGACGGTTCTTTTGAAAGAGTTTTACCTGGTATTGAAATACCAGAAGATAAAACAGATATGACAGAGGCTGAAAGAACGCAGGCTGCTTACAATAAGCTAATGGAAATACCTGTAGAGGGAAGAAGTGAAACAGACAAAAGAAATATAGCTATATATGAAAATAGATTATTTGGTCAGCCTAGAGTAATACCTTTTTATGATAGTCAGGGAAATGTTGTAGAGAGTATTACAAGTAGGGATTTAATAACAAATCCAAATATTATTAAAGAAAAAGAAGAACAAGGATTATTTACCGTAGGTCAAAGCCCTAGCACAAAACCAACAGGCGCTAAGTCTGTTATGACATTGGTAAGAGATGATTATTTGGGTGCTAAATCACAAATAGATACTATTAATGATTTAGCATCTATTATAGAACAAAATAAAGACGCATTTACTTTGGCAGGTGGTTTAGCTAATTTTGTTAATAGTACAAAATATCAAATACAAAGCGCAGAAAGATTGGCTAATTTAGACAAGCTACAACAAAACCAAAAAGAATTTACAAAATTAGATAATATGTTGGATTCTAAGTATGGTGATATATTGGATAAAATTTCACAAGATAGAGCTGTAGCTAAATCAATCTTTTTAAGATTAGCTTATGGTACTGCTAAAGAAATTGATCCAAGTGGAAGATTGTCTGACAATGATGTCAAGATTGCTATGGATATTATTGGCAACCTAGGTCCAAACTGGAAGGCCAATTTATCAACATTAGAAAACCTAGCTAATAGAACACAAAGAGAATACGCTGACAAATATAAAATAAGAATTAACCGTGTTGGTGATGAAGATTTACAAGAAGCAAATAAATACGAAACTATACCTCAATTTCTCGGTGGAAGAGATTGGAGGCAATCAATGCCAACTATAGGAACACAAACACCACCAAACATTCAATCTCTATTAAATAAATATCCACCACAGGGTTAAATAATGGCAACATTAGCACAACTAGAACAAGCTCTTATACAAGCAGACCAAGCTGGTAATGTTGAAGATGCTACCGCGTTAGCAAACGAAATAAGAAGATTACAAGCAGAACAACAGGCGCTTGAAAGCTTGGAGACTGGTTTAGAAGAAGAAAGACAGCAAACCAGAAGAGAAAGATTAAAAGATATTGGCAGGGCTGCAATATCAGGATCTTTGCGTGGAGCTACAGGTTTTTTAGAGTTTCCAGAAATGGTTACACAAGCTGCTGCCAAAAAAGCAGAGCAAGTGGCAACTAGAGTAGCACCACAACAAGAAGAAAGAATTTCAAAATATTTTGATGCGTTACAACAATTGCAAAAAATAGCACCAAGCGGTGATACGGCTAGGTCTATGGGTTTGCTTACACAAGGGTTAAGACAACAACCACAAACAAAAGAATTATTAGAATACCAACCAAAAACTCGCGGTACTAGATACTTACAGTCTGTCGGTGAATTTACAGTTCCAACAATGGGTTTTGGTCCTGCTAGAGGATTAAAAGTTGGTATACCTACAGGAGTAGTAGCAGAAAGACTAGAGGAAGCAGAGGTGTCTCCTTATGTCTCTATACCATTAACTTTAGCGGCTGGTGGTGTATCAAGCTATGTAACAGATCCTAATAGAGCTGTTAAGTTAGCAGCAGAAGCGTTAAAAGGCGTGCCACAAGAAAAAATTGATTTAGCAAAAACCGTAGAAGCTTATGCTGAAACCCAAGGAGTAAAGCTTACAGCTCCTGAACTTGTACAAAGTGATATCCTTACCAAACTTGGTGAGTCTGTTTACAATTCTCCAGAGGGCGGAAGAATAATGTATGAGTATATTAAAAATAGACCACAAGAAATACAAAAAATAGCAGAAAATTTATTTGATAATTATATTGCAAAAAACCCAAAGTCATTAAGAAAGGTTTATAAAGACGCAAATATATCAGCAGAAAAAGCTTATAATGAAGCGACAACAGATAGAACTCTTAAATCACAACAAGCTGGCTATTCAGTTGCTAACAATGAATTTATAGATGAATCACAAATTTTAAACTTAATTAATAATATTGATAATGTTTTAGCAGGTAGTGTTAAAGGAACACCCAAAAATAAGTTAAAACAATTGCGAAATAGATTAATTAAAAAAACAATTACCCCAAAAGACGAAACTGTAAACATATTAGACCAATATGGGAAACCTATTGGGATGAAAACATCTGAAACAAAAATTATTCCAGAATCAAATATAAATAATTTGAGTGAAATTTTAAGAGAAACAAGAGAAATTATTGCTCGATCAAAGGCTGGCAAAGCAAATCCTAAAGAAGCTCTAAACAATACCGAAATTCAAAAAATAGCACCAGCATTAAACGAATTGGATGAAATTCTTAAAACCAATACAAATTATTTAGCTGGTACAGAAAAATACAAAGAACTTACAAATACTATTGTAAATCCTACCATGGAAGCTATAGAGCCATTTTTAATTGGTAAAGGTATAACACCTAGCAAAGTAAAAAATCAAATTTTTGGTATTGCTAATGTAAAACCAAAAGATATTAGAGAAACATATACAAGAATAAACAAAGTAGACAAACAAGCTTTTCCTAATTTAGCTAGAGCTTATTTTGACCAAATTATAGATCAAACAATATACAAAACAACTGAAGTAGGCAGACCATCATTTGGAGCAGGTTTTGATTTATATAAAGGATTGGCTGGTACAAAAAATTTAGATAAAAACTTTAACGCAGTTTTAGCTGGTGTTGCTGAAGCTAGAGGTTTAAATAAAAATGAAGTTTTGCGTGGTTTTAATAAGTTTAATGAAATATTAAAAAGAACCGCAACTCTTGCTAATGTAGACAATCCAAAGAAACCACCAGATGCGATAGTTTTAACTAGAGAAGCCGCGCAAATAGGTGCATTTATGTGGACTGTAAAATTTGCCAATAGATTCAGTAAAAGAGTGCAAGAAAAAACATCAAGACAATTAGCAGAAATATTTGTTAATAAAAACTCTGTAGAAGAATTAGAAAAACTTGCAAAAATAGATATAAGTAAAGGTGAAGGGTTAAAATCTGTAATTAATATTTTAGCCTTTACAAATAATTTAGACTATATGCCAGAAGTACAGCAAGAGATAGAAGATATACAAAGACAAGATTATCTACAATCTCTTTCTCAGACACAAGTACCTATAAGTCCTATACCACAATAACCTTATGCCACGCCAATCAGAAAGAGTTGGCCGATCTGGAGAATACTTAGTAGCCTCGCTACTTTCTTTATACGCTGATACTGTAATGCTAGTTCCACATAGCGCAGAAGCAGACATCATCTTTGACGTTGACCACACGCTATATAAGTGCCAGGTTAAAACACAATCTAAAATAAGAAACCATAGAGTGTCATGGGAATATGACTTTAGGCGTGGTTCGTTTACCAAGAAAAGACATTATGAAAAAAATGCAATAGATGTTTATGCCTTGGTTGCATTAGACCCACAAAAAGTTATTTTTACTTTTCCAGACGGAAGTAAACAGAAAACTATTAAAGACGAAGAGATGCAAGCGATGGACTCGCTTACTAATGTCAAAAACCTATTTAAAGAGCTTCGATGTCAACAGACACCTTAGGTTCTTTATAGTATTTAACAGAGTTCATACCTAATGATATTAGATATTCAGCCACTTCATGTGGTTCTTTCTGCTCACTCTTACAAAAGTTTTTAAACTTTTCTGCAAGGTGTTTATTTACATATATAGGTTTTCTTCCGTTTCTTTCTTTTAAGATTCGATCATCAAACTCATATAAGTTCATGTTTACCTCCTTGGTAAATCCCTACAACTCCTCATAATATTTAACTAACTCGTTTAAATACCATTGGCACTTTTTCAAATCTTGGATATTTTCTTCTTTATCCTTATGTCTATATAAATACTTCCAGATATTACCTTCCAAGTAAGCTGCATATCCTTTAGAACCAACTCTATCTTTTATTAGTTCTATGCACTCCACTATTCCTTGGTAATGCTTTGGCCTGTTTACCATATCTGGTTTTATATCAGTTACTTTATCCTGTCCGTCTTTACGAACTCGATCCCATTCTTCTTTTTTAATATCGTCTATTGACATATTTTTACTCCTTTTTTAAATTAACTGTTGTATTCAAGTACATTTACATATATATTATAACAAATCAAAACAAAAAGGGAGATTAAATGGAAAAAGAAAAAACTTTTCTTGATACTAAACAACTCGCTCGCAGGTGGAGTAGATCTCCAAGAACGATAGAAGGATGGCGCGCCAAAAAGATTGGACCAGACTATCTAAACCTCAACGGTAAAATTTTATATGATATTGACGAAATCATAAGAGCAGAGGAAGAAGCAAGGGTATCACATGAAGCACGCCAAACTTAGCCCATCAGCAGCTGAAAAATGGACTAATTGCCCTGGTATGCCAACATTGGCAGCCAAGGTTGATTATCAAGTCGGTTTACCAGCCGCTGTTGGTACTTTGATTCACAACATGACAGAACAGCTCTTAAAGGGATTCTTGGTTGATGTGACACTTGAAGATTATTGGCTTGGTAAAAAAGAATATGTAGAAGATTTTGAAATAGAAGTCGACCAAGACATGATTGATTGTGCAAAGATTTATGTGGATTATGTTCAAGAACGAGCAAAAAGATTAAACGGCAAACTATTAGTAGAACAAAAAGTCAGACTGCAAGAAATATCAGAAGATTTATATGGTTATGCAGATGCATTAATAATCACTCCACATAAAATGTGCGTGATAGATTTAAAGACAGGTAAATATCCTGTCAGTCCAGAACACAACAAACAAGCCATGATATATGCAATAGGTGCATTGTCTCGTTATGGTAATGAAGATACTGAAGTAGAGATTACAATAGTCCAACCTCGCGCAACGTGGGGAGGTGGACCTATAAAGACTTGGACCACCACCGCTGAATTTCTGGTGGATTGGGCATACGATTTCTTACAGCCGTGCGTGGATGCATGCTTGGAGGAAAACCCTGTATTTGTTTATGGGGATCATTGTCGCTTTTGTAACGCAAGAAGCATCTGCGATTTATATAAACAATATAATAAAGGAGAAACTAATGAGTGAAAAAAAGAAAGCTGTTGATGAACCAACAGTTAAGTTTGCTGACGATGGCAAGGAGCATAAAGTTAATGATATGCCAGATGAAGCAAAGCAACTCTATATACGTTGGCAAGATAAAAGACAAATCAGAGATGAGTTTATTATCAAAGCTAATAATGATATAGATGACTTGAATACTTTACTTTCATCTTACGAGGCTCGTATGCGAAACATATTAGAGCCAGCAGAAGAAAAAAAGATTGAGGTGTCTAAATGAGTTTAGCTGATATACGAAAGAAGTCTAAACAGAAACCACCAAGAATTATTGTTCATGGTGAAGCTGCTGTTGGTAAGACTTATTTAGCATCACAAACTAGAAACCCAATTATGTTAGACGTTGAGGACGGTTTAGGTAAGATTCAAATGGATCATATACCGTGTAAAGCATATTCTGATGTAATGAGTAATCTAGATGAACTTTATAATGAGAAACATGAATACAAAACTGTTTGTGTTGATTCATTAGACTGGTTTGAACGATTGCTCTGGGATAAAGTTTGTGAAGATAATAGCTGGAAATCAATCGATCAACCTAGCTATGGTAAAGGTTATGCAGAGACACTTCGATATTGGGGTGAATACATAGAAAAGCTTAATAGACTAAGAGATAAAGGAATGATGATATTCCAGATATGTCATAGTGAGGTTAGAAAAGTGGAAGATCCACGAATCGAAGCTTACGATAGATATTCTCTTAAACTTCATAAAAAAGCTGCGGCATTGTTATTAGAACATTCTGATGCTTGTTTCTTTGCGGCTAAGAAGTTAGGAACTATTAAGGTGCAAGGCAAAAGTGGTATGACTACTAAAACTGTGTCTGGGGATAGAATCATCTATACCAATAACGACCCAGCTTTTCTTGCAAAGAACAGATATAACTTACCAGACGAATTACCAATGGATTGGAACGCAATTCGTGAGGAAATGTTGAAGTGAGTATGTTATCTGACATTGATGTGGTACAGAGAGACCTTGACAGGATAACTGCAAGACTTGGAGTATTATTAACTAAGGTTGATTTTGAAAACGAGTCTTATCCAGTTGAAACCTACGATAGGCTTTCTGATTTAAAAAAGGATTGTGAGGACTTGAATGAGTATCTTAATACTTATTCGTCTTACGATCCTGGTTAATCTAAAAGGAGTAAAAAATGGATTTAAGTAATTTTAATGTAGATACCTCTAATGAGGGTAAATCGGTTGTTGAGCCAGGTAGACACGTTCTACATTGGCAAGGCGAAGATGCAGATTTAGTAGAGGGTAGAAATGGTTGGCGTGGTTGTAAAATGTATTTTGAAATAGATGGCACAAGCATAAGACTAAATCATACCTTTACTGTAGGTCACGATAACGAAAATTATGTAAAGAGTGGTGTTAAATCAATGATGCTTATGGCAGAAGCTATGGGTATTAAAGAACCACCAAAAGATACATCAACTGCTTTTATTGGTAAAAGTGTCTCAGCTGAATTAGTCAAAGATGAAAACGGTTATCTAAAGATTAATGAAGATTGGGGTAGAACTTGGCAAGCTACCGATAAAAAAGCAGAAGTTGTTGATGACAACATTAAAGTAAGTCCGTCTGAAGCAGACCTAGAAGCTATGGGTTCTACTGATTTAGATGATGACACACCATTTTAATTACAATGGTAAAAACAGGCCTACGCTGTGTGCATATTGTAAAGCACCAGCTGGGCCGCTACTTTATAAAGACGGAGACTACTGGTTGGGAGCGTGCAGTATGAATCATTTAAAAAAGATTGAAGAGGGTAAACGATTACCAAATAAAGCACAGCTTAATGACGAAGGTGTTGAATACTCTATTGCACAAACAAAGAACGTCTATGTAGAATTAGCAAGAGAGGAACGTAATCAACCTTTACATAAATGGGATAGAGACAATAGAAAAAGAGTCTTTACTTCTATTGTAAGGGAATATTTAAACTGGGCTAACGCTGTAGCCCAACAAGACGATGAAAGGGCAAAACATGGATCTGACGAAATACTTTCCAGAAGGAAATAATTTAGAACAAAACAAACCAAAAGATACAAGCGACTTAATAAATGAAATGCAAGCACAAGGCTTGCGTATAGATCATTTACAAATAACAGGAGAAATAGTAAGAGTACCAGTTAATGAATTAGCTGGTGTTAAAGCTGATACTAACCAAAAGTCTGGTTATTATGTAGTCAATGAAGTCAACGGCAATTACTTTGCAACCTTTGGTAATTGGAAAACAGGCTTTGAGGGTAAATGGTCAAGCGTGAATCATCAAGCTATGACACCCCAACAAAGAGATGATTTACAACGTCAACTGCAAGAGGCTAAGAAAAGGGCCGAAGAAACTAAAAAACAAAGGCATAATGAAGTGGCTAAAAAAGTTGAACGCTGGTTCGAATCTTATCCGAATGTTATTGAACATGAATATCTCACAAATAAAAAGGTTAAAAATTATGGTTTAAAACAACACCAAGATATGTTGGTTTGCGGTGTGTATTCTACAACAGGAGACATACGTTCTCTACAATATA